TTCTGTTATATAATACTATAGCCCCCCTATATATAGCCCTGACCAGGGCTTTTAAAAATATATTCGTTTCAGTTGTTCGGTTTTACGATTTGAACAGGTTATCTTATATGTATAGAAATACATATACGGAGTCGCTCCGTTTAAGACTCCGCGACTCTTATATATTATATAATATATTATAATATGGGGAAGTTCTGCCGTTAATCGGCTAGCGTTAAATGACTGTAAATGATGGGGACAACTGATGGGTAGAAAACCTGGGATTCAGAATATCCCTAAGCGCGAGGCGCAAGAAAAGGCCTTGCAGCAACTGAGTCAGGGTAGCACGATTACCCAGGCTATGGCCTCCGTGGGCCGCTCAGATGTGGCATTTCGCCAATGGTCAGCAACTGACCCTGAGTTTAAAGCACGTGCCGAGGCTGCTCGCCTCGAGGGTAAGGGCATCAAGACTGACCTAAAGGAGCTGGGAGATATTTCCTTCCCTGACTTCTCTGAGCAGTTCCTAGACACTAAGCTCTTCGAGCATCACCTTGATTGGGTAGACCTGATTGAGGGCCGTGACCCCCGCTGGCTAGACCCAGCCATGACCTACGAGCCAGGAGCGGCTAACCGTGTTCTCATTAACGTACCTCCTGAGCATGCTAAAAGTACGGTCATTACGACTAACTACGTCGTTTATAAGATTGTTACCAACCCCAATGCGCGAGTCATTATTGTTTCTAAGACTCAGGGTATGGCTCGCAAATTCCTTGGCGCAATCAAAACAAGACTTTCCCACCCAGCCTTCACCAAACTCCAAGTAGCCTTCGGCCCAAATGGAGGGTATAAGGCAGACTCAACACAATGGTCTGCTGACATGATTTATCTGGGTACAGGACGCGACTCTGGCGAAAAGGACCCAACGGTCCAGGCCCTAGGTATGGGCTCACAGATTTACGGTGCTCGCGCTGACCTGATTATTATCGACGATGCTGTGATGGGCTCAAACGCTCACGAGTGGGAAAAGCAGCTCGAGTGGATTCAAAAGGAAGTTATTACCCGCCTTGGGCGACATGGTAAATTAATTATCGTTGGCACTCGAGTTGCACCAATTGACCTATACAAAATGCTACGTGACCCTCAACAGTGGTCTGGTGGCAAATCACCCTTTACTTACTTTGCAATGCCTGCCGTACTTCAGTTTGACGAGAAGCCTGATAACTGGAAGACGCTGTGGCCTAAGACCACAATGCAGGAGAACGAGATTGATGAGCCTGACGAAAATGGACTTTATCCGAAATGGGATGGACCCTCGCTTTTTACGCGCCGCTCTGAAGTTGCGGCATCTGTCTGGGCTATGGTCTACCAACAAGAAGACGTCCAGTCCGATTCCATATTCGCGCCAACAGCAGTTGCAGGATGTGTTAACGGTATGCGAAAGCGTGGACCGCTTAAACCTGGTGCTCCAGGGCACCCGTCCAGAGCAGGCTCGACCTACACAGTAATTGGCTTTGACCCTGCCGTATCTGGTCGTTCAGCATTTGTAGCTGTAACTCTTAACCGCGATGATAGTACAATCTATGTACTTGACTGCGTCAACATGGCAGACCCTACTCCTCAAAAGGAGAACGCTTTAATTCGTGAATGGGTTGAGAAGTATAGCCCTCAAGAGTTTCGTGTAGAAATTAACGCACACCAGAAGTACTACGCTATGGACACTGACCTGCGTAACTATCTGGCTACCTACGGCTGCCAGTTAAACTCACACTTTACTGGTAAAAACAAGTGGGACACATCTTTTGGTGTAGCATCTATGTCTAGCCTTTTTGGTACTATACATGATGGTCGCTACCAAGACAACGGTCTAATCGAACTGCCAAGCAATGAAGGCTCAGAGGGACTCAAGTCTCTTGTACAGCAACTCATTACCTGGAAGCCAGATACTAAGAACCCAACTGACTGCGTGATGGCTTTATGGTTTGCTATCATTCGCATCCGCGAATTAATGCAACAAGGCAGCAAGGTTGGTCAGTTCCAAAATAATCGCTGGGCAACCAGAAGTCAAAAACAACAACGCATGTCATTAAACTTAGATGAAGCATTCGCTGAGCAATGGCAAGAAACTTACAGTTAGGATATAAAATGCCAGTACCAGTAGCAGCAGCCGTAATTGGCGCAACCATGGGCGTAGTAGGTGGACGCTTGGTTAAGAAGCAACTTGAAACTCACAAGAAACTAGAGAAACTAAACAAGAACACTTCACGTACCGACGGTGGCATCAAAGGCCGCGGCGGAGCAAACGTAAGTCAAGTTTACAAATAATTTTTTTAAATCTACGTTAGGATAACAATGGCATTATCAATCGAACAAGTTGCGGCGAGAGTCGAGAACCTTCGCTTCCGCAACGCTGAACGCGACGGTCGCAACCTCGACGTTCTTTCGGTCCGCAAGGGTAACATTGCATCTGTCTATCCTGACTTCTTTCCAGACGGTGTAGATGCTAACGTAGTTGCAAACTTTATTGACGTTGTCGCAAGCGACCTGTCAGAAGTTATGGCACCGCTACCTGCGGTCAACTGTTCGGCTGCCAACTCTGTTTCAGATAGAGCACGTTCGTTTGCTGACAAGCGTACACGTATCGCCTCTAATTATTTTTCACACTCTGACCTTGCAGTACACATGTACCAAGGTGCAGACTGGTATATCACTTACGGTTTCCTCCCATTCTTTATTGAAATGGATGAGGAAGCAAAGTTGCCGCGCATCCGCCTAGAAAACCCTGTGGGTGCTTACCCAGAATTCGACCGCTACGGACGCTGCATTGCCTTTGCAAAACGCTACATGACATCTTTGGCTGAGTTAGTCGCATTATATCCTGAGTACGAGTACTCCTTGCTAGGTGGCTTTGGCTACAAGCAAGACTTAAATACTCAGGTTGAAATGATTCGTTACTACGACAAAGACCAATCAATCATCTACATCCCTACAAAGAATAACTTAGTACTATCACGTGCTACAAATCCATTGGGTAAGATGATGGTTGTAGTAGCCCGTAAGCCATCTATTGATGATGAACTACGTGGACAATTTGACGACGTCCTTGGAATCCAGTTGCTTCGCAATCGCTTTGCATTGCTTGCAATGGAAGCTGCAGAGAAATCTGTACAAGCTCCTATTGTACTTCCACAAGATGTACAAGAGTTGCAGCTTGGTGGCGACGCTGTTATTCGTACAGCGAACCCAGCAGGCGTCCGCCGCGTAGAACTTAATATTCCACCAGGTGCATTTACTGAGCAGACATTGCTTGGTCAAGAATTACGTGTTGGTACACGTTACCCTGAATCACGTACAGGAAACATCAGCGCATCAGTTGTTACTGGCCAAGGTGTACAGGCTCTTATGGGAGCCTTCGATACACAGGTCAAGTCAGCACAAGCAATTTTTGCATCAGCACTGCGCGATGTAATCCAACTTTGTTTCCAAGTTGATGAATTAATTTTTCCAGATGAAAAGACAATCCGTGGTGTAGATTCAGGTTCACCATACGAAATCACATACGCTCCTAAGAAGGACATCAAGGGCGACTACTCAGCCGATGTCCGCTACGGTATGTTGGCAGGACTTAATCCTGCACAGGGACTTATCTTTATGTTGCAAGCACTTGGTGGTGGACTCATCTCCAAGGATATGGCAATGCGTGAACTTCCATTTACAGTTAACGTAACCCAAGAAGTAGAAAAGATTGAAATCGAGAGTATGCGAGCATCGCTTCTCGGTTCCATTAATGCACTCTCTCAAGCGATACCACAGATGGCTATGCAAGGCCAGGACGCTTCTGAAGTTGTGCGTCAGATTGCGGCTGTCATTAAGGCACGCCAAAAGGGACAGGCACTAGAGGACGTCATTGAAGAAGTCTTTACGCCGCAGCCGCAACCAGTTCCTCCTGCTGGAGCCCAACAAGCGGTTGAGCAACCGTCCCCTGTTCCCGCTGGCGTTCCAGCAGGAGGCGCTACACCTCAAATTGAGGCAGCACCACCAGACATTATGAGCTTACTATCAGGTATTACTGGTGGTGGAAAGCCAACAGCAAGCGTTCGTTCAACACGACGCCTATAAAATAGGAGGGGACAATGACTACGATTATCGGCGTGCAACACGAAGACAAATGTGTAATCGTAGTAGACAGTCGAATTAACGCTGGTGGAAAAGTTTATACCCACCCTGACATGACAAAGGCAGTTGAGCGTGGAAGCTATATTATTTCTGGTGCTGGTAACTATCGTAGTTTACAAGTGGTACTCCACGGGTGGACGCCTCCACTAGTTACTGTTAAGGCTAAAGCAAACTTATACGAGTTTGCAATTAATAAAGTAGTGCCATCGCTTAAAGCAGCACTTGTTGAAGCAGGCGTAGATTTTAATAAAACATCAGATGATGATGATAATAAGTTTGAATTAAACCTTCTACTAGGAATCAATGGAACTATCTTTGAGATAGATTCTGATTTTTCAGTTGGAATGAATAACACAGGATTTTATGGTATTGGTTCTGGTGGTGACTTTGCAGTTGGAGCACTACATGCAGGAACTACAATGCTAGATGCAATGAGAATTGCAGCAGTTAATAATAACGAGACGGCTCCGCCGTTTCATATCTTTGAGCAATTTACTAAGTAGGAGGAAACATGGCTGTAGAAAATCGTGGTGGTGCCAATGGTGGCCCACAGTATAGTCCTACTAATGTTTCTGGTACTGGTGGAGCAGGTCAATCTGGTCGCGTAGCACAAGGTTATGCGTATGGAATGAACAAGCAAATCAACGAGCAGGCAGCAGCAGCTCCTCTTGCTAAGGTTGCTGCAACTGTTGCACGCCCAATGGACGTCGCACCATCGCAACCACCTATTGTTCCTCTTACAGAACCAACGATGAACCCTGACGAGTCAATTATGGCTGGTATTAATATGGGCGCAGGTCCTGGTTCAGAAGCGCTTATGCTTCCAAGCAACGCAGACAACAATGCTGAGTTCAATAAAAGCATCGCATCATACTATCCAGTTTTAAGTTATATTGCTTCCCGTCCAAATACATCTGCAGAAACGCGTCGTGCTTTAGCAATTTTGATGAATGGCATTTAATGGATATCTGGAACCGCATTGGTGACCTTGCAAAAGGAACCAGAGACTGGGGTTTAGACGTCGGTCTTGCAATTGCATCTCCTGCAAAATTTGCCTGGGATATTGCAACAGCAGGTTGGAACGATAGAAAAGAATATGATACTTTTCTTGGTACATTAAAGCAATCCACAATTGACTTGGCTAAGAATATTGGTCGTCCACTTGGTGGAGTTCTTGGCGCAATTGAAGCCACTAACCGCAACCTTATTCGTGAACCTCTTTCTGCTGTAACACTTTTTGCACAACGCGACCCAAACATGGGTATCAGCGACTCATGGAAAAAAGCATGGGAAGCACGTAACGAAATTTCTTTTGGTCAAGCGTTGTCTACGCAACTTGGTAGCTCTTTGTCTTTTTTGCCAGATGATTTAACTCCAAAGTTTATGGATTCTGACTTTGACATCTACGACGATAAGCAACGTGAAGAAGCATTCTCCAACAGCCTAATGGGTAGAGTTGCATCTGGTTCTATTGATACAATTGCTCAGTTTGCAGGCGATGTTTCTATTATTGGTGGAAAATATATTGCTGCTAAGCGTGCTGCAGATTCTGCTAAGGATGCAATCCTTGCACTTCGTGAAGTTCGCTCTGGCATTCCAACACAGAATAAGTTGGCAGATAAGTACAGCAGACTTGCTGAGGATTTTGCCAACAATGACATTGCTTGGGCACAGAACCACCCTTGGGTTAAGGGTAGTAATAATCAGGCTACGGTTTCATACTTGCTTGGAACAACTGCTACTAAAGACGAAGCAATCAACACAATGCTTGCAGTCATGGGTGATAAGAGTGGCATAGATATTCTTGATGAATTAAAGCGTCCAGACATTGTAGCGCCGTTGCGTATTGCAAATGGCGAGATGACAATGAGCGATTACAAAGTTTTACTCAATGAAGAATCTAAATTAATTGATGCAACAACCGATGATATGCTACAATTTGCTTTGCGTACACCTGAAGAAATTCAGGCTGATAGAGATTTTATCTCCGCATGGGCAAAGCATGACCGATACGTTGACACGTTACTAGGAGTTTCTGAAACACCTGCTCTTACAGAGGGCGCTGGTGGATTATTCCAGGGAACTGGAAGATTCATTGCTACTGCTAATAGCCTTCCGTACCATTCAAACGCTGTAGCCGATGCAAAAGTTACGATGTATCAGCCAACACCGTTCCACAAATTGTACTACAAGGTAACTTGGGGACAAAAAGAACGTCCAAGTGGTGTCATTAATCTTAACGAAGGTGACTCAATCCGCGAAGTGACAGCCGTCACAGACCGTTTGATTACATTGTCTAAGCCAGTACCTACAAAAGGTGCAGCATTTATAACACGTTTGCAGACTGGTACCTTTACAACTCAAGATGCCTTGTCATATGTAGAGCGTTACTCTCGTGCAACTACACCTGAAGCACGTGCTCGTGTCGTTAATGACCTAGAGCAGACTGGCTACAGAATCATTGCTGCAAAAAACGGTATTTCTGCAGAAGACGCAGAACAACTTTACTCATATCACACACAATTGCGCTCTGGTAAATTACGCGAATCCAAAGAAGAAGGATTCCTGTACGACCATGAACTTAATCAAATGATTAAAGTACCATTGTTTGAATCTCAGACAGCAAACTTTTTACCAATTGCAGATTTTGACTCAATTGATGCAGTCATTAAGCAAAACGCAAGTTCACTTCGTGCAGTTGGTGGTAGCATTCATGACAAGATTGCGTTAACATCTGACCTTTGGAAGGCTGCAGTTCTTCTGCGCCTTGGATACCCTATCCGTAACGCTGCCGACTCGCAGCTACGTATCTGGGCTACGGTAGGTGCTATGGCTTCCCTTCGTCACGCAGGTGAGGGAATGAGAAACCTAGTAGATAATACTAGAACTGCTAAGAACCGTATGGTTGACAACTACAACGCACCAGCCAAGATAGACTACAAGGCTCTTAAAGAAGATTTACAGAAGAGCGGTTCAGAGATTGCACGCCTGTCAAAAGAAATTGCAAATCTTGAAGCACGTGTATCATTAGACCCAGACAATGCAGATTTAATCGGTGAATTAGTTGTAAAGCAAAAGTCACTAGATACAGCAAACGCAGCTTACGAGTCAAACAACGTAGCACTTACTAAGTTAGAGCAATCAAAGGTTGCTTCACGTAAGAAGCGTATTGGTGAGCAGGACATTGAACTTACATCAACTGTCGATAGCCCAGATGGAACTAAGTACACAATTTGGGGAGCCTTTGGCGGACCTAATGGTGGACTATTCCGTGAGTTGAACTCATCACAACAGACTTTCTATTCACTTCTTGAAGACTACTCTACTATCTACGGTGCAAACGTAGCGAGTAAGGGCCGTGGCGCTGTGCGTCCAGGAGATGTCAACTACTACCAAGAGTGGACAAATGCTATCAATGAGACATTTGCCAATGCTGCAGTTCCTCGTGGACTTATGGCTGGCAAGAGTGTCGACGAGGTAGCAAAAGAACTAGCAGATAACAAGGAGCTACGTGCACGTCTAGGCATTGCCCGTGCCGACTCATTAGAGTATGTAGTTACAGCGCAGAAGTTCTTGGATAACTATATTCCTGACGGCTATGGTATTCGTGAAAAGATTATGTCAGCACTTCCTGGAGAAGAAGCTGGTAAAGTAACAGAAGATTTCCTACGTGATGCAGTACGTGACCCTAATGCGCTACCTATCGTGCATGGTCACTTACTAGATGCTAATATGAATCTACGCCCACGTGCTATTTCTAGGCGTATCACATCATCATTGTTTAAGTATCTAGCACAGATACCTGAAGACAACTGGGCACGTCACCCATTGTTTATTGACCTATACGAAAAGTCAATTCAGAAGCGACTTGAGACAGCAGAGTTCTTAAAGGGTGGCACATTCACTCGTGAAGAGTTTGCTGAACTACAGTACAACCTAACTGCAGGTGCACGAGCAGATGCTCTTAAAGGTGTGAAGGGAATCCTTTATAACGTAGAACGTCGCTCAAATGCTGCACATATGTTACGCTTTGTATCGCCATTCTTCTCTGCACAAGAAAATGCAATCAAGACATGGTTCAAAATTGGCATGGATAACCCTGCTATTCTTAACCGTGCCAACATTGTATGGAATGCACCTAACCGTGCAGGTCTTATTACAGATGAAAACGGTGAGCCAGTAGGCACAAGAGACCCATTGAGTGCAAACAATACAATGTGGTTGCCTATACCTAACGCATTAAAGAAGCTTCCTGTCATTGGTGAGGGCTTATCGTCCCTTGACCAGATAGGTATCAGCAAGCGAAGCCTCGATGTTATCTTCCAAGGTAACCCATTCGGTGTATCTGTTGGTCCATTTGCTGCTATTCCTGTAGCAAATATTCTTAAGTTAAAGCCAGAACTATCTGAGGTTGTATCGTTTGCATTCCCATATGGACCTGATGCATCACTAACTCAGTTCCTTCCTACATGGATGCGTAACTCTTTGAAGGCTGTACAAGGCCTCAACAATGATGACTATGCTAAGACATATCAACTCATCTGGCTAACAGAACAACAGAAGGCACAAGAAGCAGGAACTGCTTACTTGACAGATGGACAAATTAAGAAGAAGACTGACGCATTCTATAAGATGCGTGTAGCGGCTAACTTAATCCTACCATTTGCCCCACAATTTGAAAGCCCTTACCGTTTCTACATGGACAAGTGGCGTGAATATAGCCAGACCTTTGGTCTAGGTGCAGATGCTAAGTTCCTTGAGGATTACCCTGAGTACTTTGAATTTGCTACATCTTTGTCTAAGAACCCTACAGGTTCACAGGCTACAATGGATGATGTCCAGAATGCTAAGCGTTACACAGACCTAATTGCTGATGTAAAGGGTGACAACTCATACCTAGTTGGTTTAATTACCAAGGGTTCAGGTGCTGCTAAGTATAATCCTACAGCATACTGGTGGCAATCAGAGACATCTATTGCACCAGGAACACCTGAGAAGTACCGTGGAAAGCAAGACCCTCAAGAAGCACAGCAACAGAATGCTGCACGTGAGGGTTGGGCTAAGTACCGCCGTGCTATGGCAGTTCTTGATGCACACCTTGATAAGCGTGGACTTACATCACTACAACAAGCAGGTGCTGAAGACTTGGCTGCTGCAAAGCAGGCTATTGTTAAGCAACTAGCATCTGATATTGACCCAGTTACAGGTCAGCCAACAGGCTCACCTAGTGCATGGTATCAAGATTACCGTGATGTTGATGGCACAAAGGGTGCCAAGACAATCATTGGATTCAAGAAGATTCTTGCTGATGAAAAGTTTATGGCAGATAACGCTGATGACCCTACATGGAAATCAGTTGCTGTATACATGAAGGCAAGAGATGCAGTTGCAGCAAGACTACGTGGGCGACCATCTAATAATATCGATGCTAAGGAGAACATAGATTTGCGTATAATTCTCGACTACTATGTTAACCAACTTAAGGCTGGTGACTTAGAGTTCGCTAATATCTATGACAGATTCCTATCACAGGATAGAATCTATGACAAATACCTAGGTTCAGGACTATAACATGGCAACCACAGAAGAACTATTAAAACGTAAAAAAGAATTAACGGCTAAGATTGCTGCTGCTTCTAAGGTTGATGTTACCGCAAGTACTGCAAAAGAACGTATTGCATCATTAGAGGCAACCAAGAAAGACCGTGCTGAACTTACTGAAATTAATCGTCAGTTGTCTGGTAAACCTAAGACTCCACCAAAGTCTGATAAACCAGGACCTTTACCTAAGGGTCCAGTCATTGCACCAAATGCGCCTGTTGGTATTACTGATGATTTAGCAGCAGACCTTAGAGTAGCCACTGGTCTTGATACAAATGACCCATCTGTATGGGCTGCAGGAGCAGTTGGAACTACAGCATTTGTATATACAGGTGAAGTAAATGAGCCTACAAAAGGATTAACCTTTAAAGATGGCAAGCCAGTATCGTCGGTTACTCCAACATTAAAATTGGCATCAACTTATGCTACTGATTTTTGGAATGACCAGGCTTTACAGAATAAAATTATTGGTGCATATGCAGCCAAGGGCAAAACTATCAGCCCCGTTGAGGCTTATGGCCTATGGTCACAACTAGTAACAACTGCGGCAACTATCTACCAGGGTGGCCGTGGGCCGAAAATTACTCCACTTCAGTTACTGACTGATTCATTAAAGTCTGTAAAGGGAGATGAGCCAACTCTTCCTACTCGTTCTATCTCACAGTTAGATAAGGCTAAGAGTTTCGATGCAATTGAACAATGGGGTCTTACAAAGATTGGGCAGAAGTTAGACGAAGCCACGAAGTTGGAACTATTCGACTTACTTAATAAGGCTAATACTGGTACTCTTACTACCTACAAAAAGGTTAAGAATCCGAAGACAGGCAAGATGGAAAATGTACAGGTTACTACACCTGGTCTAACCGCTGAAGCGTCTGAAGCAATTGTTGAAAAGAAACTTAAGGAGTCAAACCCTGAGGAATATGAACGCCGTAAGGGATTTGAGTTTATGAAAGATATGACTAGCATCCTGTCTGGGGGTCTATAATGGCTATTAGCGACAATGATGCTACAGTAGCAGAGCAACTTCAAATGATTCTTGCTCTCAAGGCTACCGACCCAGACCTTGAAAAAGCATGGCAGGCGTATCTTAAAGGAGACATGGACGGTTTCCGTTCTTTTGTTTTAGGAAGCGCCTTCTACCGAAGCAATAACTCTATTGCTCGTGCTAGAAAAACTGCAGCAACCAATCAGCCTGGTGTATATGCACAAGACTTAGATTCTTATAAGGTAAAATCAAAGAAGCGTTTGATTCAGCAGGGTATACAATGGACACCTGGCGTTGAGAAGCAGGTAGAAATTGGTTACCAAAGCGGTATGAGCGACGACCAAGTCGACCAGTTGATTGTCAAGTCTGGCAGTATGGGCAAACTTGGTGGAAGCACCATGAGTTCTGTATCAGCATTGCAATCATTTGCTAATGCCTACGGCGTTGGCAATCTACTAAACACTGCATATTGGGACACAAAGTCTACAGCATTGTTTGCTGGTGAGACTACAACAGATGATATCATGAATGATATTAAGGGTCTTGCAGCTAGTGCATATCCTGCCTATGCAGAAGGTATTAAGAACAACGTATCCCTATCTGCTCTCGCATCTAACGTAACATCTTCTGTGGCTAGTTTACTAGAATTAGACCCAGATACTGTTGACTTCCAGAATCCTTTAGTTAAAAGAATTATGAACTACATAAATCCAACTACGGGTAAGCAAGAGATTATGCCTCAATGGATGGTTGAAAAGACAGTCAAGAGTTCACCTGACTGGCCATATACTAATAACGCACGTAATACTATTGATACTTTAACTACTAAAGTCTTCAGCGATTGGGGTCTGATGTAATGAGATACAATCCAGAATTACAGATGATTGATGGTGGCGGGGCTGTACCCAATAACCCAACACTAACCCCAGCACAAATGCAGACAGCTGTTAGAAAACTAGGAGCAGGTCAACCATTAACTGATGCTGAAAAGATTGCACTAGGTGTACCAGTAAGCGTCAGCGCTGCTGCTAATGTAAGTGAAGTCTTAAGCGGACCAGTAGGCATTGATGACCCACGTTACTACACAGTAAAGGTTGGCTCAACTGGCAAAACTTCTGCACAATTAGCGGCATTCGAAAATGCAACTAATACTGCTAAGGTTATTAATGAGAATGCACCTGGATTTAAGTCAACTGTTGACCCAGTAACTGGTGTAGTTACCACAACCAAAACTACTACACCTGCAACTGTTCCAGTTGTTACGCCAACATATGTGGCGCCACAGAATGTCGTTAATAATATAACTGACCCTGCAGTACTTGCTTTAATACAGTCTTTACAGTCTCAGATTGCTAGCCTTTCCAATGCGAACAAAACAGCCGCAGACCTAGCGGCAGCAGAGAAGAAAGCTGCAGCAGAAACAACTCGTAAGAATGCTATTGACGTTCTTACTGAACGCTTTCAGCGTTATGGCTTAGGAAGCCTTGTAAATAAAATTAAAGAACTAGCAATTGATGGTGCAACTGAAGCCACAATTACACTAGGCTTGCAAGAAACAGAAGAGTACAAGACACGCTTTAAGGCCAATGAAGCACGTATTAAGAAGGGCTTAGCAGTCCTTAATCCTGGTGAGTATCTTAATGTTGAAGATGGATATCGTCAGGTTTTACGTGCATATGGACTCAAGCAGTTCGATACTGATGAGTATGTATCTCAGTTTATCGCTAACGATGTATCTGCAGCAGAACTTTCTAACCGTGTAGTTACAGCGGTACAGCGCGTACAGAATGCTGACCCTGCTATCTCACGTCAATTACGTGACTTCTATGGCATTGGTCAAGCAGACCTAGTTGCTTATGTACTAGACCCTAACCAGCAGTTCCAGAAGATTGAACGTCAGGTTGCAGCATCTGAAATCGGTGTAGCAGCAGCACGTCAAGGACTACAGACTGGTGTATCAGTTGCTGAACAACTAGCAGCACAGGGTGTTACACAGGCAGAAGCACAGAAGGGTTACGCAACTATTGCAGACATCCTTCCAACTGCTGAGAAACTATCTGATATCTATGGCACAACTCTTGAAGGCTATGGCCAGACAGAAGCTGAGCAAGAGGTATTCAATAGCCTAGCATCAGCACAACGTAAGCGTCAGAAGCTTACACAACGTGAGATTGCATCCTTTAGTGGTGCAGCAGGCACGAACAAGACAAGTCTTACGACATCAAGCGTAGGACAATTCTAGAATCCTGAACGGACCTATCGGCCCCGTCAGAGTAATAGACCGACAGTAGGAGCCAGCCAGTTTCCCCGAACTGAACTGTGGCCTGCGAACTAACAACGAATAGAAGGGTGGGTTGCTATGAGCAACAACTACTGGGACGACGAAGACGAAGACCAAGATACCGACACAGATACACAAATGGACGGCAGTGACTTACTTAAAAAGTTACGCAAAGCCAAGCGTGCAGATGAAAAGCGTATCAAGGAACTTACTGAGCAACTTGAGACATTTACCAAGTCGCAGCGTGAGTCTACCGTTAAGTCAGTACTAGAAAAGAAGGGTGTAAACCAGAAGGCAGCACGTCTAGTCCTCAAGGATTTAGATGGTGATTTTTCAGAAGAGGCAGTATCGAACTGGCTAGACGAGAACGCTGACCTATTTGGTATAGAGGTATCACAGAAACCTGACACACAAAACCTTGCGACGTTACGTCAGCAAGATGTCATGACACAGAATGCCGTTACACCAGACCGAGCACAGGACCTAGAACAGCGCATGGACAATGCAAGTTCTATGGAAGAGTTAATCTCACTGATGCAAGGACAACAATAATATCCGTTCATAGTCAAGGAGACTAAAAAAAATGGCAAACGCATATACAGATACCACGAGCGGTTCGCTCGGTGGTACAGTTGGCGGTGCTGGTCTCGTACAGAAGGCATACGACCGCCTTCTCGAGTTCGCTCTCCGTTCAGAACCCCTAATTCGTTCTGTCGCAGATAAGCGCCCAGCAAAGCAAGCAATCCCAGGTTCAACTGTAGTTCTACAGAAGTACGTTGACCTAGACACAAAGACATCAACACTAACAGAGACAGTTGACCCAGATGCAGTAGCATTGTCAACACCAACATCTGTTACTGTAACACTTAACGAGTACGGTAACGCTGTACTTGTAACACGCGCATTGGAGCTATTCTCTCTAGCAGATGTAGACCCAGCAATCGCAAACATCATTGCTTACAACCTAGCCGATTCTATCGACTCAGTTGCAATGACAACTCTACGCTCAGGTTCAAACAACATCTTCGCAGGCAACGCAACATCAACTGCAACAATTGATGCAGCAGATACACTAGACTCAGCAGACATTCGTCGTGCTGTAGCGAAGTTGCGTTCTAACAAGGCTAAGGGCCGTCGCGGAAATGCATACTGGGTTGGTATCCACCCAGAAGTTTCACACGACCTTCGTGCAGAGACAGGCGACCTTGGATGGCGCTACCCACAGGCACAATCTGCTGAAAACTCAAGCAAGATTTGGGCTGGAGAAATCGGTGAGTACGAAGGCGCATTCTTCGTAGAGTCATCACGTTTGTTCAATGCTAAGACAGGTGCAGACCAGTCAGCATTAGCAACAACAACAGCAACTGTAGCAGGAACATCAGCAGGATTCACTATTGGTGTAGCTGCATCATCTGTTATCGCATCTCGCGCTGAAGTTGGCGACAAGATTGCTGCAACAGGTATCGCATCTGGTGCAAAGATTACTGCTATCGCAACAAGTGGCTCAACAACAACTATCACAGTTGACACAGCAAACACTGCAGCAGTAACAGTTGGAGCAACAGTAACTGTAACTCCAGTAACTCGCGTATTCGATACAATCGTATGCGGTGCACAGGCAATGGCAGAAGCCGTAGCTGAAGAACCACACGTAGTTATCGGTAACGTAACTGATAAGTTGATGCGTTTCCGCCCAATGGGTTGGTACGGCGTACTTGGCTTCGCAGTATACCGTGATGAGGCTCTATTCCGAATCACATCAGGTTCATCAATCGCTGCTCTCTAGTAGTTAATTGACTGCTGGGCAGGGGAAACCCTGCCTGGTGGTGAGTCCACTAAAGGAGGAGTCATGACAGATTACATCTTCGAGACACCAACTGTCGATGAAGGCTTTGAAGGAGTTCAACGACTCTTTACATTCTACAAGTTAACACGTGGCATCAGCATCATTAGAGTTAATGGGACTTATCGTCAGGTTCGTTATCCATATGATGGTGATTTGGACACCTACCAAGAAGTATATCTTGGTGGTAGTAAGTACACTGTAAATGAAGCAACTCGTGAGGCACTAATCAATGGAAACGTTGGAGTAACCACAGCAAACTTCACAGCAATATAGGGGACATATGGGACACGAACATGCAAGTAAAGTTCTTGAGTGGGCATACAAACTAGTTGATGGAGACATGATTCCATACTCAGCATTATATGGGTGTGTGTATTGTGATGCTACATCAACTGAACCGTTCCCTGATGAGAACGATATCTTTATAGACCACACTAAGTGTGGACCTGATTGCTTTGGCTGTAAGGCCAGAGGACTTCAGATGAATACTGGCGATGCTAACAGTCAGCGAAATGCTCCACGTAAGCGTTTCGAAAGTGAACTATCTGCATACGCTAATGCGAAGGCACAAGGCATTCAGCCTGGTGGAACTTCGATGGAGAAGATTCGTGAGGCAGAAGCAGCCTCCGAAGTATTGAATAAGCCATACAATGCTAATTCAATGCCAGATGCAAAGAACATAAACCAATCAACCGCAGCAGTAATGAAAGAGATAGGACAAGTATAATGCCAATGGTAGGAACAGAGAAGTTTGATTACACACCAGCAGGTAAGGCTAAGGCTAAGAAGGCTGCTAAGAAAATGGCCATGAAGAAGACTACAAAGAAGATGGCTATGAAGAAGATGGGCAAGAAGAAGTAAGTGGCTTCTCCAAAGCCAAAGGCTTCTCCTAGTCCGCAGGCTACCAAGAAGTCTCAAGTTGTTGTTACAACTGGACGCGGTTCTACCATTAAGATGGGTGACTTAGGAAAGAAAGCTCCTACACCTAATCCACCGAAGACTCGAGTCGGAACAATCAGAGAATACACAACTGCTGAATACGAAGCACTTTTACGTAAAGTCGTAGCACAAAACAAGAACCGATAGGAATCAAAATGTCAGACCCAAGACTAAAGCGAGCAGGAGTATCGGGCTTTAACAAGCCTAAGCGTACACCAAACCACCCCAAGAAGAGCCACGTAGTTGTGGCTAAAGAAGGTAGTAAGGTCAAAACTATTCGCTTTGGTCAACAGGGTGTGACTGGCGATAGACAGCCTACAAAGCGTCAAGCTTCATTCAAAGCACGTCATGCTAAGAACATTGCCAAGGGCAAGATGTCTGCTGCATACTGGGCGGACAAAGTCAAATGGTAAAGAAGAAGGCTAAGTCAAGGGTTAATGCGGCTGGTAACTATACTAAGCCAGCAATGCGTGCCTCTTTGTTTAAGAAGATTAAAGCAGGCTCTAAGGGTGGAGACCCTGGTGAATGGTCTGCTCGCAAGGCTCAGTTGCTTGCAACTCAGTACAAAAAAGCAGGAGGCGGTTACAAGTAATGGCACTTGCTAAGTCACAGAAGTCCTTAAAGAAATGGACCAAGGAAGAGTGGACAACTTCTGATGGTAAACCATCTAAAGGTAAGAAAAGATATTTGCCCAAGAAGGCATGGTCTGCATTGAGTGCATCTGAAAAGAAAGCAACTAACCAGGCTAAAGCTGCAGGTAATGCAAAGGGTAAGCAGTTTGTAAAACAACCAAAGTCCATAGCAAAGAAGGCTGCGAGGTTTAGATAATGGCAACAGGAGTAGCAGGTAGCACGTTTGCTGACGAGTTGAATCGTCTTGCAAATGGTGGAACATACCCAACACCAGATGTATACCAGTCCGAACAAGGTGCAGCAAATAACTATGCTGACACCAGTGGCTTAGGTATTATAGCAGCACTAAACATTAAGGCTAGCGCAAACCGTCAGCCTAAAGATTACAAGATGATGAACGCTGTCTGTAATGAACTAGCGGGAACTACTGGGTTATCAGCAGTTGTTGCATTAAGGAGCATAGACCTATGACAACACTAGCACAGATGATTGACGAAGTCCTCATTAACCTTTCAGGTTATACTTACCAACAGGACCGTTCTACATATCTACGCACAGCAGTCACCACACTGACGTCTCCAAGCACCTCACCTACAATCCTATCTCTTGGAGATACGAGTAACGTAGGTAAGGGTATCCTTGAAGTTGATGAAGAACTTATGTGGGTTGATTCATTTGACCGCGTTGGTAACACAGCAACCGTATCACCTTACGGACGTGGGTATCTAGGCACAGGTGCTGCTACACATGCAGCTGATGCTAAGGTTACTATCTCACCTATCTTCCCACGCTATGTAATTAAGAAGGCTATCAACGATACCATCCGTGCAATGGGTGCCAGCCTACTTGCTGTCAAGCAAACAACATTTACTTTCAATGCAGCGATTAACACTTACGAATTTGAAGACTTAGGTATTGAGAATATTCTAACTATGTCTTGGCAGGACACAGGTCCTTCTAAGGAATGGATTCGTATTCGCCGATGGGATTTCGACCCATTCGCAGATGTAACTACTTGGGGTGCAAACTCACAAACTGTAACTATTTACGACTTCATAACACCAGGACGTACAGTAAAGGTGATGTATGCCACACCTCCATCTGCAATGGAAAACAGCGGAGATGTATTTACAACCACTACTGGATTTTCCGAATCTGCTCGTGACATTGTAATCCTTGGTGCATCATACAGACTATTGGCTTACCTTGACCCTGCTCGTGCAGGTCAGATTAGCCCACAGGCGGACGAAACAGATGGCAAGCGCCCTTACGGTGCAAGCGCATCAGCAACAAAGCAACTCTTTGCTCTTTACTCACAACGTTTAAACGAAGAAGTATCAGCAATGCAAAGCCAATACCCGCCACGAATTCATTATACTCGATAGGAATATAAATGACAACACGCAATTACTCCTCTCGCTCGCAACAGACAACACTAACAAGTGCGGTTACCGCTGGCGCTTCAACATTAGTTGTCCAGTCAGGTGCTGCCCTTCTGGGTGGACAGTCGATTCCTGCGGGTACAACCTTTACAATTGTTGTTGACCCAGATACAGCAATTGAAGAAATTATTGATGCCACTGCGGTATCGACTAATACCTTTACAATAACCCGAGCCATTGATGGTTCCTCAGGACAGGCTCACTCAGCTGGTGCGGTTGTCCGTCACATGGCTATCGGTCGCGACTACCGTGAATCTAATGCCCATATTGAGGCTTCTACGGGCGTTCACGGCATTTCAAACTCTTCATCGGTTGTCGGAACTATCGACACTCAGACACTGACTAACAAGACCCTTACAGCCCCTACAATCACGAACCCTATTATTTCGGGTACGAATGTAGATGCGAGCATTGTCTTTGAAGGTGCAACACCTGATGCCTTTGAGACCACCCTTACAGTGGTCGACCCAACTCAGGATAATACAATCACAATGCCTAACACGACAGGCACAGTGGTTATTGCAACGGCAGTACAGACTCTTACGAATAAAACCTTAACAAGCCCGACTATCTCAGGCTCACCAGTTATTACTGGACTATCTTCTGCGGGTATGTCAGCATCATCTGCTACCCCTAAGGATTACGTAGACAGCATCTTAGGTTCTGCAACTGCAGCATCTACCTCAGCAGCAAGTGCTGCTACTAGTGCTACATCTGCTGCTACTTCTGCAACGAGTGCATCTAACAGTGCAACAGCATCTGCTACATCTGCAACAGCCTCAGCAACTTCAGCCACAGCAGCAGCAACTTCTGCTACATCGGCTGCAGCCTCTGCTACAGCAGCAGCCACTAGCGCAACTAGCGCAGCAGCAAGCGCAACCGCGGCAGCGACATCGGCAACATCCGCAGCAGCAAGTGCCACAACTGCTGCAAACTCTGTAGCCACAATTGCTGGATATGCAACTTCTTCTGCCAACTCTGCAACGGCTGCCGCTACTAGCGCAACCTCTGCTGCAGCCTCAGCCACCGCTGCTGCTACATCAGCGACTAGTGCTGCTGCAAGTGCAGCAAGTATTGTTGGAGACGCAGCCGCTGCTGCAACAAGTGCAGCATCTGCTTCTACTAGCGCTTCGAGTGCTTTAACATCTGCTAACTCAGCAGCATCTAGTGCAACAGCAGCGGCGACATCGGCAACATCTGCTGACGTTTCTGCAAGCGCTGCATCTACAAGTGCATCATCTGCACTAACTAGTCAAACTGCTGCTGCAACATCTGCTACTAGCGCAGCGACTTCTGCTTCATCTGCTTTGACTAGCCAGACCGCTGCAGCAACTAGCGCTACAAGTGCCGCTGCTTCCGCAACGGCTGCTGCTACAAGTGCGACAAGCGCTGCTGCATCTGCTACCGCTGCTGCGACTTCTGCAACTTCGGCTGCTGCCTCAGCGACTGAGGCTGCTGGTTATGTAGTCCCATCTCAGACTGGCAATGGTGGCAAGGTACTAGGAACTGATGGCACTGCGGTATCCTGGACAACAACTATTAACCCTACTACAGTATCAACTAACGTTGGTGTAGGTACTAACGTTCTTGCTGCCAACACAACAGGTGCTAATAACGTTGCTATTGGAGTCAATGCGCTTTTAGTCAATACTGTTGGTGATGGAAATATTGCAGTTGGAAATAGCGTACTTGATGCTAATACCATTGGAGCAAGAAATACAGCAATTGGTCAATCTGCATTAGGTGCTAATATAACTGGAAATGATAACGTAGCAGTAGGTCATCAAGCATTACTTACAAATACTATAGGCTCTGGAAATACAGCAATTGGTCGTTTATCACTTACGTTAAATACAACAGGAGCAAGTAATACAGCAGTTGGATTTAATTCTCTTGCTGCAAATACAGTAGGAACTGAAAACGTAGCAGTCGGATATTCTGCTATTGCCTCCAATACTACAGGAGTAAGAAACGTTGCTGTTGGAACAAACTCTCTTGCTACTAATACAGTTGGTACTGATAATATATCTATTGGCTCGAACACATTACTTCTTAACACAACAGGTGTTAACAACGTAGCAATTGGTTCCTTTGTACTTGATGCTAATACTGTTGGCGCTAGTAATGTTGCTATTGGATATAATGCATTGACTGCAAACACTACTGGTGGAGAAAACGTTGCTGTTGGAACTAATGCTCTTGCTATCAATACAACTGGCTATGGAAATATTGCAATAGGCAGACAATCATTGTATAACAATACTACTGGAATTATAAATACTGCTGTTGGCGACGGGTCTATGCTTTCAAACACAACGGGCAACCTTAACGCGGCATTTGGTAAAGATTCTTTGTACTCAAATACAACTGGTTATAACAACACAGCAATTGGACAAAATGCATTAACAACCAACGTTACAGGGAACAACTCTGTTGCTGTAGGTCAGGGTGCCCTATCATTTTCTACAATAGATGATGCAACAGCAGTTGGAACTGGAGCACTTGGTTCTCAAACAACTGGTTTTGGCAACACAGCCGTAGGTCGTGCTGCTGGATATTATACAAGCACAGGCGCTGGCAATACTGTTATGGGCTGGTTTGCATTATTTGAAAATAGAACTGGCTACTATAATACTGCAGTCGGGTATCAAGCATTGAGAAACAACACAAATGGTTTTGTAAACACAGCAATAGGATACAATGCACTGACAAGCAATACAACAGGTGATGATAATTTAGCCGTTGGATATGCAGCCTTACAAAACAATACAATTGGTACTAATAACACAGCAGTTGGTCCTGGTGCTTTATATTCTAATACTACAGGTATTGACAACATAGCCATTGGTCGCGATGCTTTGTATGGTAATTCAATTGGTTATAGGAATATAGCCATTGGAGCATTTTCACTTGATGCAAATACTACTGGTATTAATAACGTAGCAATCGGTCATAATGCTTTATCAACTACTGTTAGCGGAGTAAACAATGTGGCTGTTGGTTGGCAAGCTGGAACAAGTGCAACAAGTGGTGAGCGCAATGTCCTTCTTGGAAAATCAGCGGGTCAATCTCTTACAACAGCAAGTTACAATGTTGGCGCTGGAGAAAACGCATTATATGCACTTACAACAGGTGGTGAAAATGTAGCAGTTGGTCGTGAAGCAGGAAGCGCACTCACTACTGGAACAAACAATATTCTCCTTGGAACAAATGCTCAGGCAACAACAACATCTGTATCTAATCAAATTACATTTGGTAATTCATCTATATCTGGTCTTCGCTGTCAAGTTACTTCAATCTCTGGGCTTTCAGATGCCCGTGACAAGACAGACATTGAGTCAATCCCAGTTGGTCTGGACTTTATTAACAAGTTAAACCCAGTAACATTTACTTGGAATATGCGTGATGGAGCCAAGGTTGGCATCAAGGACACAGGCTTTATTGCTCAAGAACTTATGGCAACAGAGGACGAGGCAGAACTTGCCGAGTACTTGCAACTAACCCTACGCGATAATCCAGAAAAACTAGAAGCAACTCAGGGTAGACTAATCCCAATCCTAGTCAAAGCAATACAAGAACTTTCAGCAAAGGTCGCTGAACTAGAAGCAAAGGTAAACTAATGTCACATACAGATAATGCAGTAAAGACAATCACTAAGGCTACTCCTACAGTTGACCTTGATGGCAAGGTAATCAAGTGGGATGTAGAGGTTGAGTACTCACTTAATGACTATGTATCAAAGTTCAACAAGTTGGTAGAGGTTGAGGCTGAGAAAACACCAGCATCTTTCAACAAGGCTGAACTATGGGCACTAATTAATGAGGCTCACCTAGATGCAGTATATGAGTCACAATATGTATCAACTCAGATTGCGGTAGCACCTACTGAAGTTAAGGTTGATGATTTTGATATTGATTCACTAGCGTAACCAAAGGTCAGGGGACACAATGAAAACAGTACTAATCGCAACACCTTCTTACGATGGGAAAGTAGATGTCTGGTACGCCAGTGCACTGCATCAAACTGCATTGCTTGGTATGCAATCAGACATTTACTTCCACCCAATCTTTATGTCTTATGACGCACTAATCCAGCGTAGCCGTAATGACCTGCTAGCCCTAGCGGTAGAGCAAGAGTTTGATGGCATCCTATGGATTGATGCTGATATGGAATGGAACCCACAGTGGGCAATTGATGTGGTGAACTCAGGCAAGGATGCCTTAGGTCTACCAGTTATTAAGAAGTCTATCTTCGAGGAATCATACAATGTCAAGTGTAAGCCAGAAGATTTGGTTACTGACGAAGATGGACTTATCAAGGTTGAGTCTATTGGCACAGGCTTCTTCTATATGTCCAAGGCTGCAATCAAGCATCTATGGGACAACTCAGAAGCCTATGTTCATAATGGCGCTAATCGCCGATGGGTATTTGAAGTCAAGATTCAAGATGGAGATATCATCTCCGAAGATGTATTGCTTTGTCAGAAGTTACGAGATGGTGGGTATGGGGTATTTATAGACCCATCAAAAACATGCAATCATATAGGTACGCTGAAGTTTAGTGGCGATTTTGCAGGCTTTATCAATAGACTATCTATGTCGGGGGACAAGAATGAGCAAAGTAAATAAAGGAACACTAGCAATAGGCTGGTGTGACAACGGTAACACTGATGGCAAGTTCACAGAAGGTGTTGTTAGCGTAGCACTACAGTGCTCCAACAATGGCATCCAACTAAGCCACAGTATGAGAGTGCAGGGTAATCAGATTGGCAGACAACGCCAGGTTCTGTTTGACTATTGGGCTGACCAAGTTAAGACTGACTGGTTGCTATGGATTGACTCAGACATTGTAGTTAACATGGAAGTAGTTGCAAAACTATGGGACGCAGCTGACAAGATTGGCAAGCCAGTCGTTAGCGGCACTTACTTTATCTCCAAAGAACACGAGGGTACATTGGCTAAGCCATACCCAGCATTGTTCTTTAATGTAGATGAGTTCAGTATCCAGCATGTGCACCCACTACCACCTGATGAACTCATTAAGGTAGACAGCGCAGGATTTGGTTTTGTGCTAATGCACAAGTCAATCATTCCTAAGATGCGTGAGAAATTCCCAGACCAATCAATGTTTGCTGAGCAAGAGAACATCGGCGATAAGTACGTAGGTGAAGACATTGTCTTCTTCCGTAAGATGCAAGAAGCAGGT